CTACGCTTCCTCACATACGAATTCTGGACCGCCGTTGTGGCTGATCATGCCGCGCTTCGCCTGTTCCCGGCGCTTGGCGTTTTCCTTGCGGGTGACCATCTCGACGTGATCCATTTCCGGTCGCACGCAAAGGCGGTTGCGGCAGGCGTGGTCGAGTTCTTTTTTCCCGGGGATATAGCCGTGCTCGTTGGTCCACATGGCGATGTGTACTGCGACGGTCTGGCCGTCGAGAGACATGCGGGGGTAGCCCTTGCCTCGACCGTTCTTCCCAGAATCAGGGCCGGTCCACTCCCAGCAGCCTGTTACCGGATCGATGCGGACCCGGGACATGATCTTTGCGCGGATGCGATCACGACGACTGCTCATCCTCGGCGCCTCCAGGCATCAAAGGCATTGCGCAGACCCTGCCAGCGGGCAGCTGCGGCCGCATCATCGTTCAGCTCGCTGCGCGAGCGGAGATTCAGGATCGAGCGGACCTTTGTCGCGGCGCGATCGTCAGTGAGGGGCTTCGCCAGGCCGTGGCACTCCTCGAGGAATTTCTTGAAGGCCGGCTCTGCGCATTTCATCGCGCATTCTGCGGCATAGTCTTTCGGCTTCTGCTGGCGCTGCGGAGGTGCGTGGCGGCGCAGCTCGGAGACGAGGGTGCGATCCCGGCCGGCGAGAGCGTCATAGGTCCCGAGCAGCCAAATTAGATCATAGGGCGCGTTCAGTACCATCTCGCTGTCGACGATCGGCGCGTCGGCGGCGATCGTCGCGATGGGGAAAGTGCCTTCGCTGCTTGCCGCAGTCAGGCAGAGCCGACCGCCGTCAGATTCAATGCCCCAGTCCGGGGTCGCGAGCGCGACCCGGTTGCGGATCGCGTCCATGCGTTTCTGCTGCGGCGAGGGCTCCGGGTGGCTCATCGGCGGACCTCGTCGCACAGCGGGAGATTGGCGACCTGGAGAAGTACGTCTGCATGGCAGGGTGCGCCTGGCCTGCACCAGCAGGCGAGATTTTTGCCACGCAGCTCATGCGCATTCTCCGCGACAAAACGACGGGTGCGCTCCAGGGCCTCTGTATCGGGATCGGCGCCGACGCGTAGCAATCCGGCGAGCAGTGCTTTGTAGAGGTCGACGCAATAGGAGGCGTCGCCGTGCTTGCCGACAACGAACGGGTTTCCCCATGGGCCGGGGCGACCGACATGCACCGCTTCAAGGCCATTGATTGACTTGGAATGCGCCTGCAGGTCGAAGCCCTTGCTGCGAGATAGCTGGAGGCGAACAGGCTTCGTCATTCGGCGTTCTCGCTGGTTTGGATCTCCCTGATGATCTTGACCTTGCGGATGGCGCCGGCGGGAACGCCGCGGCGTGTGGCGGCGAGCTGGCGCGCGTCCTCGGCGTCGCTCGCGTCGAGATCGAGCGGCGCGATCTCCGGATCTTCGAAGTGGATGCGGAAGGGCAGGAGATCACGCATCGAGCTTCTCCCCGCTAAAACCGGCTGCTTCGTTGACGCACTCCACGATGAAGAGCGCGATCGCCAGGGTGAGATCATGGCCGTGCAGGGCGGCAACCGGCACGACGCTGGCGCGCTGGTGGCGCGTGGCGGCATCGAGGCCGACTGGAACGGCGAGTGGCTGGGGCATCAACGGCCCTCCTGTGAGAGCCGCTTGTCGAGTTCCGCCACCGCGCGCACTTTCAGCTCGCGGCTCGGGCGGTCGGAGAGCCCTTGCTGTTCCCAGCAAACGCAGAGGGCGATGACTTCGACGAGCTCGCCGGAGGGGGCTTTCGTCTCATCGAAACGGGCGACTTCGAAACGGTCCATGGCTTCGCCCTCAGATCTTCGCGTCGGACGCGTACTGCCATTCCTTGCGGAAGGCCGTGGTTCCGGCCAGCGCGGCGGACATCAGGAATGCGATCGAGAGTGCGAGGATGGCGCAGGCGACGAAGAAGCGATTGGGGATCGCTTCGTGCAGCGCCTTGCTATGTCCAGTGAAATGCTCAGTCATGGCCAGAGGCTCCAGAGCAGGATCAGATGAGGGGGGAGAGAGTGAAGGCTTGGCCGGCGAGCGCGCCGCGCATGAACCACAGGGGCAGGGGTCCACGGCGACGCGCCATCTTCGCCATGGCGCTACGCCGCGCGGGCCATGGCGGTGGCGAGTTCGGTGGCTCGCTGGCCGAAGAGCTTGACCTGTCGTTCCGAAAATTTTCCGGTCAGGATCAGATCTCGATCTGTGCAGCCCTCGCCGATCGAGCGCATCGTCTCGGCCATGCGCTCAATGGTGTTTCTGGTTTGAATTCCGCCGTTCGGTTGCATCCTTCGTCTCCGGGTTCGAGGAAAAGACCTCCGGTGGCGAACTGCTTTTCCGCGCCACTCCACAAGGGAGGAATGAACGGAAGCATAAGGCGGAAACAATTCCGCTGTCAACTGGGAAGGCGGAAGCATTTCCGCTGCTTTAGGCGGGCAGGCGTGCGGAACGAAAAAGCCCGGCAGAATTGCCGGGCCTTTCAGAGGACTGATTCGGCCAGTAACGACTAGATTCCGAATAGCTCATTCATGGTCAAAACCTTGTGATAGGAGATGATCGCTTCGTTTTTTATCTCGATCTCGGCGGGCGGGTTGTGCTTGCGAATGATGAGGGCCTCGCCGGTTCGCCGGACGTAAAGGCCAATCGTGGCCTCTACAGTTCCGTCGGGCTCCTCGTCGCCAATGCGGCACTGAACCACTACAGCGTCTCCGGACCGCGCCGGTTTGTGGGGGTGGACATACACCAAATCCCCCTGCCAATACTGCGGCTCCATCGAGCTGCCTTCAACATACAGGGAGTAGATGTCCTTCGTGCCCATCAGCGCAGGCGGTCGCCGCACGTAATCAATCGCGTCACTGGTCAGTTGAAACGCTCCTCTATGGTGTGACCCGGCAGCTGTGCCGAGGACGGGCACATCTTTCGGCATTGCAGAGTTAGTAGGCAATTCGATATTGGCAACCCGCACCTCCTGTTGAGGTTGCACGGGCTGAGATGGTCCGCTGTCCTGGCCAGTGAGCAGCCATTGCTCGGAAACTTCAAGTGTAGGAGCTAACGCCGAGAGAGTTTTCCCAGTGGGAAGTTGGTCTCTGTTTGCGAGCAGCTTGCGCAGGGTGTCTTTCGAAAGACCCGCTTTCATGGATGCTGCCTGCGGGCTCAAATCCATGATTCTCAAGCGTTCTTTTATGCGGTCGTGAATTGTTTCCGTCATGTGCGGAATTCTATCCGTGCTAATGGTGACTTGTAAGGGGAAAGATTTCTGTTGACTAGGCGGAAATGTTTCCGCATTTTCCGTTCCTATGACGCTTCGAGAACAACTCATCCTAGTCTCCGACGAGTTCGGTCGCGCCCGCGAGATCGGCAGGCAGCGCGTTTCGACGATCGTGCTTAACCGTGGCTCAACACTCGATTTACTCGCGCAAGGCCGCAGCGATCTGAACACCGGCACGTTTGAGCGCGCGATGATTTGGTTCTCCGAAAACTGGCCGGAAGGGGCTGAATGGCCCGCCGGCGTGCCGCGCCCTGTCTTTCAGACGGAGGCGGCCGAATGAAGTTTCCCCAGCAAGGTACCGGTTACCTCCTCCCGACTCGCGACCTTGCCGGCTGGCAGGGACGCCCCCGATTTCGGCGCGTCCCTGTCTCTGTTTTTCCCTCTGCCTATCCATGCGGCCCTCCGTGATCTGATGGGCTGACCCTAGGCCGCAGGCGCGCGGCCTTCACGGAATCCTTTCGGTTGATTTTTTCCTTGACCCAAACTCAGGGGTGTTTTCGTGCGTGCAATTTCTAACGAACATGCATCCATCATCAAGGCCGCCACGGCTGCGGCTTACGAGGCGCTCGGCGGCGTTAGCCGGGCAGCCGAGGCGCTCGGCGTCGCTTCCTCGACGCTCACCAAATACGCCTCCACGGGCGAGGAATGGCGCGACAGCTTCATCCGCCTCGATCTTGCCGTCGAACTCGACCGGCGGTGCGATCATCCTTTCCTGCTCACTGCCATGTCGCGGATTGTGAAGGACGAGCGCGTTTCGAGCTTCGGCGCGGTCACCGCCAGTGCAGTCCTGCGCCTCGACGGCGTCCTCGATGATGTCGTGAGAACGGTCGCGCAGGCGATCGAGGATGGCCGCATCGACGCGGCGGAGCGCCAGGCCATCCGCAGCCGCATCGTGGCGGCGAAGCAGGATCTTGCCCGCCTCGAAGCGATGATGATGGACGGGGCGGCGTGATGGACGGCAAGCCCGAAAACCCGACCAAGACCGTGACTGCGATCTGCGCGCTGCTGCCCGACGACCCGGAAGCGGCCGTGAGCGTCGTGACGGTCGCTTGTGCCGCGGCGGCGATTACGGCGGGGCTGGACGACGAGTCGACCGTCGACGGTCTGCGCGCGGCGCTCGAATCCATGCGCGGGAACGGCCTCGGCGACATTGGTCGCAAGGGGGTGCACTGATGGAGCGCCGCACCCTTTCCCCCGCGTGCTGGACTGCCAGTGGGCCGGTCGGGACGCGCTGCATTGCATTGTTGCGGCGGGTGCGGGCGAGCGGCGACGCATACACTCTCATCCGCAACGTCGACCGTGATGCCGTGGTCAAGGCGCTTGCCGCCGGCTTCGTCGCCTGGGTCGGCCGCAGCCGCGACGTCGTTCGGCTGACGGCGAGGGGCGCGGAATATCTCGATCGCCTGGCGAGGGTGGAATGAGGTTTTCTGCCCCGCCCTTAAGCTCCTCCGTGCCGTCGTCGCTGGCGGGGGCCCCGCCGCTCTCCCACCAGGTCCTCGTCGTGCGCGTCCTGACGCTCTGGCTCCAGGAGAACCGTGACACGCACTCGATCGCAGCCGAACTCGGCATCGACGAAGACGAGGTCTGCAAGATAATCGAACAATCGGAAGGAAGAAGGCCGTGAGCGATCAGCTTCCGAAGCTTGGACCGAAGGCGCGCGAGATCGTCGACGCAGTGTTGCGGGAAGGCATCTATCGCGCATCCAAAGAGTCTGAAATCGCCGTTTGCCGCAATCTGAACAGCCGTCAGCTCCTCTCTCGCGACAGGAAGGATGGCGCGGTCTGGTATCCGACGGCAAAGCTTTGCGAGCTGGCCGGCGTGACGCCGCCGGAAATCGGGCAGGGGGGCGAGGGCGGACCCGGCGCGCCAGATTCTCGGGTTCAACCCGAGCAGGGCGCCGATCGCCTCCCTGCGCCGGCTGAGATCGAGCCTTCGCCCACGGCGGATCTGCCGCCGCTCACGCGCCTGCCGCATCATCCGCTCGCTGCCCTTTTCCCCATGCTGCCCGACGACGAGCTGCGCCGCCTCGCCGACGATATCGAGGCGAACGGGCAGCAGGAGCCGGTCTGGTTGCTCGACGGCAAGATCCTTGACGGGCGGAACCGCGAGGCGGCTTGCCATCTGGTCGGGATCGACGCCTGGACGAAGGAATACGAGGGCAAGGACCCGCTTGGCTTCGTGCTCTCCCTCAACCTCCATCGCCGGCACCTGACGGAAAGCCAGCGCGCCATGGTGGCGGCACGGATCGTCGATTGGGAACGCGGCATCAACCAGAGCACAGCCGGGGATGCAAATTTGCACGCCCGCGAGGCAGGGCGCCGGCTCTCTATTTCCGAGCGCGCCGTCAAGGCCGCAAAGCGGGTGCGCGACCATGGGGTCGAGGCGCTGTCCGATGCCATCCGCGACGGGCGGATCTCCGTTCATGCCGGCGAGGCTCTGAGCCACCTGGAACGGGCGGCGCAGGAAGAGGCGCTGCGGCTTGAGGAAAAGGAGATCATCCAGCGCGCGAAGGAAATCCGCCAGAAGCGGCAGGAGATACGTCATGCCGTGCGGCTGACGCATATGGCGCATGTGGCAGAGGCCGGCTCGTCGAGCGCGGGCAAGGTCGGACAGAAATTTCCAATCATCTATGCCGATCCGCCTTGGCAGTTCGGCGTGCGCTCGGAAGTGACGGGGCGCGAGAAGAGCGCCGAGAACCACTATCCGACCATGCCGACGGATGCGATCTGCGACCTCTTCGACGAGATCGGCGCACCGGCCAAGGCTGATTCCGTGCTTTTCCTTTGGGCGACGAACCCGATGCTGACCGACGCATTCCGCGTCATGGCGGCATGGGGCTTCACCTATGTGCACCACTGGATCTGGGACAAGGAAGTTGCCGGAACCGGGTATTGGGGCCGCGATCGGCACGAGCTGCTGCTGATCGGCAGGCGCGGCGACCCGGTTTCGCCGCTGCCCGGCTCGCAGCCGGAGACGGTCTATCGCGAGCGGAAGGGCAGGCACAGCGCCAAACCAGATTACTTCGCCGAGCAGATCGAGCGGCTCTATCCCGCCATGCCACGACTAGAAATGTTCTGCCGCAGCCCGCGCCCGGGCTGGACGGCGTGGGGGTTTGAAGCCGCGACAGAGGAGGCAGCTGAATGACCTCCATGCTTCCCATCATCGAGGAACTCGCCGATGCGCCGGATCACAAGGCGCGGGCGCGCTGGCTGCTGGAAGTACCGCTCGCCGTGATCATCCGCGACCAGGTGACCATCCACCGGCTGCTCTCCGCCGCCGGTTTTCACGAAGGCCTTGCCTACTTCGCAGCCGAGATCGCGGCGCTTTCGGCGACGCGCGGCCGGGACGGGTTGGCGCCGAACACAATCCGCATGACGCGGGAACACGCCCGCATCGGAATTCAGATCATTGCGCGCGGGGGCGCAGAAGAGGGGGCGGCGTGAGCATCGCCATCATGTCACAGTTGTTCAAGGCGCACTTGGGCTCGACGAGCCGCAAGATGCTGGCCGTGCGCCTCGCAGACTTCGCCGACGACGAAGGCAAGGGCATTTGGCCGACCGTCGGGCGGCTTGCGCGCGAGACCGAGCTTTCCGAGCGGACCGTGCAGCGCATCCTTTCCGAGTTTGTCGACGAAGGCCTCTTGATCGTCCGCAAGAAGGGCGGGTGGAAGCCCGGCGAGGGCACCCGCTACGATTTCAACATGGTCGCTCTCGGTCGCCTGCAGGCTGCAAAAATGACCATTGAGGGGTGTCACGGTGTCACCCATGACACGGTGACACCCGTGACAACGGCGACGGGGACGGGTGACACCGGCGACGCCGAGGGGTGTCACGGTGACACCCAAACCGTAATAGAACCACCAATAGAACCATCAGATTTGAGAGAGGGTGCGCGCGAGGCGGAAAGGCAGGAAAGCCAGGAAAGCCAGACCGAGACCGAGCAGTCGGTCGAAAAGGGGTTCTGGGCGCTGGTGAAGGACTGGCCCGGATTCGCCGGCATGCCGAAGGAGCCGGCGAAGCGGGCGTGGCTCGCGCTGACGGCTGACGAGCGCCGGGAAGCGTCCGAGCGGTTCCCCCGATGGCTGCAGCTGCTGAAGGCGCAGAAGAAATCCCACACGCCGGCACCATCGACCTACTTCGGCGAAAAGCTCTGGTTGGATGTTCCCGCGCAGGATGTGGCGGCGAAATCTGCGAACGCCATGGCTGCGCCATTCGGCAAGCTCTGGTCGGCGACGCGGTTCGCCGAGCTGCTGCTGCCGCCATCAGGCATCGTCGCTCCTCCGACGAAATTCGAGCAGATGCAGATCGACGCCGGGCAGGTGTCCCTTGCTGACGTGATGGCCGAGAAGCGCATGCGGGCAGGATGGCCGTCGGTGAACAGCATGCAGGAACGGGCACGCTCGGCGCAGGGCTCGATGTGCCCGCTGGCGCTTGAAGAGGCGGGGCAGGGCTTTCAGGCGGTGAAGCGTGACGGCGATCTGCTTGCCGCATGGCAGCGTGAGCACAAACGACGCGGCTGGCCCTTCCCTGAAGGGCGGTTGCCTGAGTGGGTCTATTTCCCGGCGATCGAGGGGGAGGGCGATCTCGACTTCCTCGTCGCCGAAGCGGTCGAGCGCTACCGAGAACGAATTTCCGACTATCTCGCGAACAGGAGCAAAGGCGATGATCATGCAGCGTAGCACGTTTAACGGAAGCCCGATTGCGCTGCAGGGCCCTGATCGCTTCGCCGATCGGATGCGGAGAATCAGCGACGGCCTCCTCGACGAGGGCGCGCTGGTCACTGCGAATCTCCGAATCAGCGGCGGTAAAGCGCCGTGGTTTGCGCTTCGGGTCTGGACGGGTCGCGAGAAGATTGTGGAAAAAAGTCTCGACGCCATGGGCGTGCGGTCGCTCGTACCGATGCGGAAAGGGCCGGATTTGCGCCGTCGCGGTCGCGTGATCGAGGGGCAGATGATGCCGGTTATCCATGGTTATGTTCTCGTGCAGATGATGGCGCTGTCCGAGTATCTCGCCGGATTACTGGGCCTCGAGCATGTGATCGATGTGCTTGGCGGGTGCGATCGGCCCATGCGCCTGAGCGACAACGAAGTCAGTAGATTCAATGGTCTGGCTCGCAATGGTAACTTTGACTGGGAGCGCCCTGTTCACCTGGTGGTGAGGGCTGGAGAACCGGTCTGGATCACGGCTGGGCCCTTCTGCGGTCGAAAGGCTACCGTCGTCACTCCAAGCAAAAAGGGCCGTGGTGATGTGGTGGTCTCGATCGACTTGATGGGTGGAGAAGTGCCGGTGACAGTGCCTCTTGCTTTGCTGAAAAAGTTATGAGAGTCATCTTGGCCATTGGATGAGCTGATGATCCTGCAGTGAGCCTCTGAGAACGCACGAGAGTGCGGGGCAAAAAGCCCGAGGTCGGTAACCGGTCAGCCCCAGCCCTGAGCCTCGAAGCCGAGGCACCGATTCAGGGCAAGTGCGAAAGCTATGACCAGATGACAGGCGGCCGAGAGGTCGCCTTTTTCGTTTAAGGATATGGACAAGCTTTTTCGGAGCTTCTGATGTTCGACGCTCAGATCAAAGTCGATCTCCAGCAGTTCAATCGATCCCTGACGGATATCGAGCGGAAGCAGCTTCCCTATGCCATCATGCTCACGCTGAATGAGACGGCCAAGGGTGGTCGCCTCGAAGTCCAGCGCGAGATGGATCGGGTTTTTGATCGGCCCACCCCTTACGCAAAGCGTGGCGTCGTCTATGACCGGGCATCGCGGCAGAACCTGAGGGCAGCGGTTGTCGTGACCGGTGATCGCACCAAGGGCGGCTTGCCTGCAACGGCATTCCTCGGTCCGCAGATCGAAGGTGGCATGCGCACCCATAAGGCCTTCGAGCGGCAGCTCGTCGATCGTGGGTTGATGCAGCGGAACCTCGTCGCGGTACCAGCGAAGCGGGCGCCGCTTGATCGTTACGGCAACATTACGCAAGGCTTTCTCAACCGCGTGATGGCCGACCTGCAGATCGACTATCGTGGTGCTGGTGCGACCCGCACCCGCACCTCATCGTCGCTCAAGCGGAACAAGAACTACAAGAACGCGCGGTTCTTCGTGCCGAAGCAGCCCTCGCACCTCTACCCGGGCGTTTATCAGCGAGATCCGGCAACGAGCGCCATCCATCCGGTGATCCTGTTCGTGCCTCAGGTCTCGTATCGCATCCGTCTTCGCCTGCGCGAGGTCGTCGAGCGGTATGTGGTCGCCAACGTCCACGATCATTTCGCCGTCGCCTTTCAGCGGGCGGTTCGGACGGCCCGATAGGCCCTCCGACGGTTCATGGGTCCTTCCTGGCATCCGCCCGCCTGCGGGTATTTGGCACGGCGGAGGTTGTCCAGTCTGAGCGATTTTTTGAAGCCTAAAGTCAGAGCCTAAACTAAAGAGCGCGGCTAAAGTCGGACCTAAAATGACACTGTCCGCTGAAACCATGACCAAGGGCGCCTTCGCCGCGCATATCGGCGTGAGTGCCGGTCGCATCTCGCAGTACATCGCCGAGGGCAAGATCTACGGCGATGCGCTCGAAGGCGATGGTAGGACGGCGAAGATCAGGCCGGCGATCGCGCGGCAACAGCTCCAGAAGACGCTGGAGCCGTCGCAGCGGTTCGGGGCCAACGGCGTGGCTGTACTCAAGCCGGCGGCCGCGCAACCTGCATTGCAGCTCGCTCCGTCCGATGGTGCATCCGCGCCGCCGCCGCGGTTGACGTTCACCGACGATGTTGCCGATCAGCTCGCCGCCGAGCGGCTTCGCCAGCAGCAGATCACGACGGCACGACTCGAGCGCGAAGAGGCGCTGGAAGTCGGCCGTTACATGCTGACCGAGGAGGCCAGACGCCAGACGGTGCGCGCCGTGTCCGAGGCCTTCAAGGTCATGGAGCAGGGCATCCCGGAAATGGCAAAGGCGATCGCAGCCCAGTTCGGCGTGCCGATGCATGACGCGACGCATGCGCTGTTGAAGGTGTTTCGCGATGTTCGCGCGAAGAAGGCAGCCGGCTTTCGCACCGCCGCAGACGAGCAGCCGGAGCACATCGAGGACGAGCAGCCGTGACGATGCTCTATAATCCCGAGCGGATGGTCTACCAGGTTCTCGCTGAGATCTGCGAGCCGCCTCCTGCGGTCGACTATCTCAAGTGGGCGAAGGAAAACATCGTGTTTTCCGAACGCATCACGGACCATCCGGGGCCGTACAACGAAGACCTGGTGCCGTTCTTCTCGGAGATCCTGCGGGCGTTGTCGCCCGAAGATCCGTGCAACATCGTAAGCCTTGCGAAGTCGGCGCAGATCGGCGGCACCATCTGCGCCAACATCTTCACGCTCGGTTCGCTCGACATGGCGCCCGGCGATTTCCTCTATGTTCACCCGACCGAGGAGAACGCGGCGCGCTGGTCGAAGACGAAGCTGATGCCGCTGGTGCGCGAGATGCCCGCAGTCGCCAAGCTGTTCTCGCAGAACAGCCGCGATGCGAGCAACTCGGTGCTCTACAAGGAACGCATCGACGGGCGCGGCGCCATCCAGGCGGCCGGCGCCAACTCGCCGGCAGGCCTGTCGATGATCTCGCCGCGAAAGCAGGTCCAGGACGATCTTGCCAAGTGGCAGATGAACGAGGCTGGCGATCCGGAGGTCCAGGCGGATAGCCGCAGCAAGGCATTCTTCAACGGCAAGATCTTCAAGATCTCAACGCCGATGGTTTCGCCGGGCTGCAAGATCACGTCGAACTATCAGGAAGGGACGCAGGAGACCTACCACGTCCCCTGTCCGCACTGCCACGAGCTGCAGGAGCTGCGCTGGGAGAACATGCGGGACCACATTGATCCCGAGCATCCCGAACAGGCGCATTTCGTCTGCATCCGATGCGGCTGCGAGATCCACGAGCACCATCGCGAATGGATGGTGAAGCCGGAAAACGGCGCGAAGTGGGTCGCCAAGTATCCGGAGCGCGGCCGCCGCCATCGGTCCTTCCGCATCTGGATGGCCTATTCGCCGTTCGAGCGCTGGGAGAACCTGGCGCGCGAGTGGCTGACGGTCCAGGCCGGTGGTCCGGAGAACCGGGAAAAGGGTTCCGGCGCCGAGCAGACGTTCTGGAATGATTGGCTCGGGCTCGCCTTCGAGGCGGACAACAAGGCGATCGACTGGGAAGTGCTCCGCGATCGCGCCGAGGACCACGGTTTCCAGCGCGGTGTCATCCCTGCCGAGGCGCTGGCGCTGGTGCTTGGCATGGACGTGCAGGGCGACCGTGTCGAGTGGCTGCTGGTCGGTTACGGCAGGAACCGGTACCGGGCCGTCATCGACCACGGCGTTGTAGACCATCGCGCCGGCAGCCACCTGGCGGACGCGAAGGAACATTCCGGCCATATCTCCGAGCCGGAGGTTCGCGCCGCCCTCGATCGGCTGCTGCAGCGCGAATGGCTCGACTATGCCGGCCGCAAGCGCACCGCCGACCGCGTCGCCATCGACGGCAACGCCTACACCGACGACGTCTGGAACTGGGTCCGCAAGCATCCGAAGTCGCGCGTCATTATGGTGCGCGGCGGCAATACCGAGGCCGCGCCGCCCATCGTGCAGACCAAAGAGTATGACCGGAAGGGCAAGCCGAAGAAGCAGAAGTGGTCATCCCGCTTCTTCACCTTCAACGCCTCGGCCTTCAAGATCCGGCTCTATCGGGACTACAAGAAAGACGATCCGGAGCAGGCGGGCTACATCCGTTTCGCCCGCGGCTTCGGAGACGATTTCTACCAGCAGGCAACCTCGGAAGCCCGCGTACCGGAGAAGACCCGGAGCGGTCACACCCGCTACGTCTGGAAGCTCTCCGAGGGCAAGCGCAACGAGATCATCGACATGCTCAATCAGAGCCTGGCCGGTGCCTATCGCTGGGGCGTGCCCTATTGGACCGACGAGGAATGGGATGCGATCGCCGATCGCCTCGGGCGGCTCGAAGCGCCGCAACAGGGCGACCTTGAGGATCACCTGAACCAGGTCGCCGTCAAGACCGAACCTGCCGCAGGCCAGACCGCCACGGCAGAACAGCAATCGCCGCTCGTCGCTGCCGCCCTCGCGCGCGCCGCCCGGGCAGCGCAGCGGAACCGCTAGGAAGATCCATATGGCACTGACCGAAGAGGAACGCGCCGTGCTTCTGGCACGGCTCGACGAAGCACGTGAGGCCTTGCACCAGATGGAGATCGGCCGCGCCGAGGTCTCGCTCAGCTATAACGGCGAGAGCGTCACCTATGCCGCGACCAATATCGGCGCGTTGCGCCAGTATGTCCGCGACCTCGAGGCAAAACTCGGCCTTCGCCGCTTCGCCCGGGCGCGCAGCCGTGGAGTGGTCTTCGGATGAGCGGCGAAGTCACGATCCTCGGCCCCGATGCCAAGCCGCTTTCGCCAGCGGTTCGTGCTGCTGCCCGCGTGCAGGTCGCGAAAAACCGGCTGATGGCGTCTTCGGCCTACCAGGGTGCATCCTACGATCACCCGTCCTTCGCCAAATGGCGGCCGGGCACATGGTCCGGTCAGTCGGCGCTGACCTGGTCGCGCTCCGAGCTCGTCGACCGGCTGAACGACGTGGCACGCAATGACGGCTGGGGCGCCGCCGGCACCTCGCGCCTCGTCGACAACATCATCGGCTCGGGCTGGACGCTTGCGGCGCGGCCGAACCATGTCTCGCTCAACATGACGTTTGAACAGGCGGAGGAGATCGCCGACAGGATCGAGGCCTTGTGGCGCGATTACACGCAGGACGTCGACAAATGGTGCGACGCCGAGCGGACGAAGACCATGGCCGGCATTCTCGGCCTTGCTGCCCGTCAGCGGTTCGGTCCTGAGGGCGAGGCCTTCGGTGTCATCGTCTGGCAGGACAATGCACCGTTGTTCCAGACGGCGATTCATGTCGTCGACCCGGCCCGGTGCTCAAACCCGAACGGCCACATGGACGAAGAGTTCCTGCGCGACGGGGTCGCCATTGACGGTTACGGCGCACCGGTCGGCTATCACTTCCGCAAGTCGCATCCTGGCGAGTTCTTCGCCGGGAATACTGGCCTGTGGCATTGGGAGTATGTCGAGCGGGAGACCGAATGGGGGCGCCCGATCGTCGTTCACGCCTATGAGCAGAAGCGCGCCGGCATGACGCGCGGCGTTTCCGACTGGGCGCCGGTCATGCGGTCGATCAAGCAGTCGACCGATTACGAGGACTACGAGAGCCAGGCCGCGATGCTGAACGCTGTCATGGCTGCCTTCATCGAAACGCCCTTCGATCCGGAAGAGATGCTCGAGGCGATGGGCGCGGATTACGGCAACGACGGTATCGCCAAGCTCTTTGGCGAAATGTCGGCTGCGCAGAAGGCCTATTACGGGGCCGCACCGATCGACTTGCCCGGCGTTCGCATCAACACGCTGCAGCCCGGCGAAAAGGCGACGCTGACCAAGCCGGAGCACCCGAACGCCAATTTCGAGGCCTTCGTTAATGCGGCGCTGCGCAAGGTCGCCAGCGCGATCGGCGTCACCTACGAGCAGCTCACCATGGACTGGAGCCAGGTGAACTATTCGTCTGCACGCGCAGCACTCCTCGAGATCTGGCGCGGCTTCACCGCCAAGAAGGGCGGCTTCGCCTCGCAGTTCATGGCGCCGATCTATCGGGCATGGCTCGAGGAGGTGTTCGACAAGGGTCTGATAGAGCTGCCGGCGGGCGCCGTTCCCTTCGAAGAGAACCCGGCAGCATGGTGCCATGCGGACTGGATCGGCCCCGGCCGAGGCTGGATCGACCCGCTGCGCGAGGCGCAGGCCGCCAGCGAGAGGCTCGCCGGCAATCTGACCACGCTCCAGCAGGAAGCGGCCGAGCAGGGGCGGGACTGGAAGATGGATGCACAGCAGCGCGCCCGGGAACGGGCCTTCTACGAGCGGCTCGGCCTCGATCCCGACCCGGGCAAGCCCGAAGCCAGATCGCAGGCGAGTGCGGCTCCGCCAGCCGAGCCGGGCGACGAAACCGAGGAAGAGGTCAACGGCCGCACTTCGGCGCGCCGGCATCCGGCCGGCATCCCGAGGATTGCCAGAAGGAAAACGGCATGAGGAACTATCCCGAAATCGCCAGTCGGATGTTCGGCACGCCGCTGATGCTGCATCCGTCGAAGGGCGACATCATTGCGCGGGCTTTTGGCCCGCGCGTGCTCGGCAGTCCTGACGCTCCAGCGCATGTCGCCGGTGGCGAAGAGATGGGGCTTCTCGGCGAGAAGCTTCGGGGTGCCACCGACTGGGACGGAGAGCGAATCTATCCTGGTCCGGATCTCGTTGCTCCGGGCATTGCGCTCATCGAGATCGAGGGATCGCTCGTCAACAAGGGCAAGTGGATCGGCAAGTCCTGCGGCATGACCAGCTACGAAGCGATCGGAGTGCAGGTTAGGGATTGCATCGAGCGTGACGACATCAAAGCCGTCGTGTTCGAAGTCGACAGCTATGGCGGCGAGGTGACCGGAGCCTTCGATTGCGCCGAGCAGATCTTCGAGCTTTCGCAGTTGAAACCGACCATTGCGGTCCTGACGGATCATGCGTGCTCGGCCGGTTATCTGCTGGCGTCGCCCTGCCGGCAGTTGGTCATCCCGCAGACCGGCATTTGCGGCTCGATCGGTGTCATCTCGATGCATGTCGACATGAGCGCCTGGCTCGCGAAGGAAGGCCTCAAGGTCACGATCCTCAAGGCTGGCGAGCACAAGGCCGACTTCAACCCTTATGAGGCCATCCCGGACGATGTGCTTCAGCAGGAGCTCGCGGAACTCGAGGAGCTTCGCGTCGAATTTGCAGCGACCGTCGCGCGGTACCGCGCCGGCCGACTGACACAGCAATCCGCTCTCGCCACTGAGGCGCGGGTCTATCGCGGACAGAAGGCGGTTGATGCCGGCCTCGTCGACGCGGTTGCACGCCCTTCGCAGGTTCTCGAAGCCTTCGAAGCTGAACTGAGCCGGACAGCCGGCTAACCCCAACATCAACTGGAGACGACGAATGTCGAACTTGACGCGTAGCAGCGCGCTCACGCGGAGCGTGCTCGCCGCGATTAGCGGCAGGAAGGGCTCCCGGCTGGAAGAAGAGCGGCCGGAAGACGAGGAAGTGCTCGAAACCGAAGAGGAGGACACCTCCGCCGAGGATACCCCTTCCGACCCGGAGAGCGAGACCGAGGAGGAGGACACCAGCGCCGAGGCCGAGGGAGAAGAGACCGACGACGGCAAGACGTCGGCAAGCGCCATCCGCCGCGCCGAGCAGGGCCGCATCCGCTCGATCCTCATGCATCCGAAGGCCGAGAGCAATCCCGGCCTCGCCGCCGAGCTCGCCTTCGGATCGAGGTTCTACTCGGCCAAGGAAGCGGGTGCGCTTCTCTCCTCCGCTTCCGCCGGCGGTTCGCGCCTTGCCGGTCGCATGGCCGGAAAGAGCCCGAAGCTCGGCGCCGGCACACCGGGCGGCGGCAAGACCACCGAAAAACAGGCGGTGATCTCCACCGTTCGCTCCACCATCCTGGCCCGTCACGGCCGTAACCGGAAGGGTTCCTGATCATGGGAGAAGCCACCTTCGCCCCGAACGACCTGCTCGTTTCCGACGTGCCGGTCATCACCCGTAACATCACCGTCGTCAGCGGCCAGAACCTCAAGCGTGGTGCTGTCCTCGGCAACATCACCGCATCGGACAAATACACCCTGTCCGCTTCGGCCGCTGCTGACGGCTCGCAAACGCCCGCCCTGGTGCTGGCGACCGATTGCGATGCATCCGCCGGCGACGTCGTCGCCGCTGCTTACGCGAGCGGCGCCTTCGATTCGACGAAACTCATTCTGGGCGCCGGACACACGGCCGCGACCGTTGAGGCCGCTTTCCGCAAGGCAGGCGCTCCCCTCTACGTGCGCGTCCTGAAGTAAGCCCGAGACCGAAAGGACACCACACATGGAAGAATTGCTCCTCTCCACCGCAGAACTCGTTGCGGTTCTGCCGCCTCGCGATCGTCCGGAAGCATTCCTGCGCGATCGTTATTTCTCGACCACGGTCCTTTCCGACATGGAACAGATCGTCTTCGACAAGATCCTGCCGGACCGTGAGCTCGCGCCGTTCGTCCATCCGGACGTGCCGGGCAAGGACTCGGCCAACCGCGGCTTCAAGGCGACCAGCTTCACGCCCGCCTATGTCAAGCCGCAGAATACGCTTCGCCCGGGCGGCAACATGATCCGCATGCCGGGCGAGCCGATCGGCGGCCGCAACTCGCCGTCGCAGCGCTACGCCTACAATCTGGCGACGATCATCGACGACCAGGATCAGCGGATCACCCGGCGCGAGGAATTCATGTGCTCGCAGGTTATCCGTACCGGCCAGGTGATCGTCGAGGGCGAGGATTATCCGACCCAGACGGTCAACTTCGGCCGTAATGCCGCGCTGACGATCGCGCTCGCCGGCGCGGAGCGCTGGGGCGAAGCTGGCGTCGATCCGATGGACGATATCGAGGAGTGGGTGCAGCTGCTTTCCGATACCAGCGGCTTCACCGCTCGCGAGGTGCTGCTCGGCCCGGGCGCTGCGGGTCTCCTGAAGAAGTCGCTGCGCTTCCTCGAGGCGCTCGACAACCGGCGCCAGGACGGCGGCATCATGCAGCTGGGGCCGGTCAGCACCGGCGCGGAGAACAAGTATTATGCGGTTCTCGGCACCATCGGCGAGCTGACCTTCATCCAGTATTCGCAGCCCTACACCGTCGGCGGGGTGCGCAACAACTTCTGGCCGTCCATGGGCGTCGGGATCTTCGATCCCTTCGGTTTCATGGGCCACTTCGCATACGGCGCCATCCTCGACAACGATGCGCTCCTGCCGATGGAGCGCTTCCCCGACATGTGGCGGGAACGGAACCCCTCGCGAACCATCGTCCAGACGCAGGCAGCACCGCTTCCGATCGCTCCGGAGCCGGACGCGAGCCTGTTCGCGCTGGTCCGCTAATCCCCAACCCTGTGTTCGTCCGCATATCCGCCGGTTTCGCCGGCGGATATCAGGACTTGAAAGGACGCTCCGATGAGCAAGAAAACCGAGCAGTTCAATGTGACCGTGAAGGTCGGCAAGAAATCCTACAGGCCGGGTGAGCCGGTTCCGGTCGGTACCGGCGGCCTTACGGCCGAGGAAGCGGAAAACTTCCGCAAGAATTTTGGTGCCTGGACCGCCGGTCCCGACGCCACGCCCACGGCGCCCGTGCCTTCCGTCGATCTCGACAAGCTTCGCGAGGCGATCGAGAAGCTTTCGGCCGACAACGACAAGCTTTCGGCCGACAATGACCGCCTGACGGCGGAGCGCGACAGCGCGATAGGCGACCGCAACACGCTGCTGAAGCAAAACGAGCAGCTTGAGGCCGACAATGCGACGCTGGCCGCCGAAGTCACCAAGCTTCAGGCCGAAATCGAAAAGCTGACGGCTCCGCAATGACGCCGCGTCCCGCCATGTTCGAAAGGATTGGACCGAAGTTCGCCAAGGCCTTCGGCAATGCCGACGCCGTGTTCACGGTCGACGGTGTCGCCAGGCCCGCCGTGCGGGTCATCCTGCGAGTGTGGCGGGAAACCGATCTGGCGGAGGAGCAGGAGCAGGCCGTCGAAGGCACCACCCATCTGCTTGCCGTGTCCGCTTCCGCGGTGCCCGGGCTCGCCAGCCAGCGCGACAGCGTCGCAATCGGCGGCGTCACCTACCAGGTCATTAACATCGACGATGATGCGCGAGCCATGCTCCGCATCTCGCTTGCCGGAGATATCTGATCATGAAGACACAGGAACAGGAGCAGGCTCCGGCCGTCGCGGTCGATCCGATGGAGGACCTCTGCCAGGCGCTGTTCTCGACGGAAGAGGGCGCAAAGAAGAAGGCCGCGCGCCAGACCGCCGGCGCCATGACGCAACGGCCATGGCCGCAATTGCCGTCGCGGCTCCGGTCGGCGATCCGCTCCGATATCGGTCGCTTGCTCGACAATGGCAAGGCGCGCGGTCAGCTCATCGAGGCGGGCTATTCCGCGGCTGTCGTGAACCAGGCGCTGCGCGACCTCGGCCGGTCGGTCGCCTGACATGGCGCATCTCCGCAGCCAGATCTTCGCGGCCGTCATCGCGCGCCTCTCGGCCATTCCGGAGTTCTCCGGTGCTGACAAGGTGAAGCGCGGCCGCAAGGGCGCTATCCCGCAGGAAAAGCTGCCGGCACTCACCGTCACCTGGGCCGACAGATCGGAGACGATCACGGTCCGACCCTCGTCGGGACCAGCCGGAGAGGACGGTTACGACCGGTCCCTGCCGCTCTCGATCGTCGTGCACCTGCGGGACGATGAGCCGGAAGAGGAATTCGACCGGCTTTGCGTGCTGATCGAGACGGCAATGGCCTCGGACATCACTCTCGGCGGCCTCGCCATTGAGGCGTTGCTGCAGTCGGAACAGTATTTCGTGAACCCGCTTACCGGCACCTCCCTTCTTGCCGGTTCGCTCAACTACCAGATCGCCTACAAGACGCTTGCCGCCAATCCGGAACAGGCTGCGCTGTAGCGCCACCACTCCCACCAGCAAAAGAGGACTTTGCCATGGCTCTCGGCCGTCAGCTTACGCTTGCCCGCTCGACCGGCGCAGGCGCCTTCACCTTGGCCTGCATCACCGAACAGCGATCCCTCGAGATCAACAACGAGGAAATCGATATCACCAAGCCGAGCTGCACCGATCCCGGCAGCAAGCTCACGCTGGCGCTGATGTATGGCATCCAGTCCATTCGTTTCAGCGGGCAGGGGGCCTTCGTCGATACCGTCACGATGAAGGCGGTAACCGCCGATGCCGTCAATCAGGTCATCACCGAATATCAGGTCACGGTGCCCGGCGTCGGCACGTTCGAAGGCGACATGCTCGTCTCGATGACGTTCTCCGGCGACAAGACCAACGAGCTGCAGGCCGACATCCGCTGCGCCATGACCGGCGCTCTGACCTTCGTGCCGGCTGTCTAAGCGGAGAGTTCAATGTTGCCTGCCAACCCATTGCGCGGCGAGGCGGAGGTTCGCATCGGCGCGATTGACTTCCGCATCGCCGTCACTTTCTCCGGCCTCGCTCGTCTCTCCGATGCGATCGGCGCCCGCACGCTCGACGAACTCTACGGCCGCCTCCTCGGTTTCGAGCCGAAGGCGGTCGCCTGCGCCGTCCGCTGCCTGATCGTCGCGGATGACGAGGATCAGATATCGGCGCTTTCGGCGAGGATCCTCGACGATGGCAATATCTCGGCCGCCGACCAGCTCGGCTGGCGCGAGGCGGTCGAAAAGGCGCTTTCCGCTCATATTGCCGCCGGTACAGTGCGGCGGGACGAGCGGACGGCTTCGCAGATTGCGGGAGATGCTGTCCTGGGAAAGCCCGTAAGCCTCTCCTGATTAAGGATCATCTCAAGTCTCTGTACCGTATCGCCACGAACCCGAAGATGCTCGGCTGGTCGCCGGACATGTTCTGGAAGGCGACGGCGGCGGAATTCGAGATGACCGTGGAGGGGCTTTCCGGGAATGTCCGTGGCGGGCCGTTTATTTCGCGCGAAGAGGTCCGGCGCATTGCCGCAGAGCATGGCGTTCGTCCATCACTGAAGGGCAGTCCGAACGCGAGGACGATCGGCAGTTGATCAGCTCGGTTTCACGTAGTCGTCGATCTTGGCAATTATGATGCCGAGCGCCGCGCTGACGACGCCGAGGCCGAAGGAAACGGCGCCGAGAATCTCATGCATGGCAGACTTCGCTGCGAAAGCGACAAATACGCCGCCGACAATCTGCAAAATACCTAACAAAAATATGGCGGCGGCCACGGCTTCCCTCCCAATGCTACCGATGCGGCAAAAGTTGCATAAAGCCAGTGGGAGTCAACTAGTAACTGCGTCGTTTCTCCTCAATTTCGGTTTTCGAGGTTCGCAATGAGCCGTCCAGATATTCCCGTCACGATCTCCGGTGATCCGAAGGGCTTCGAGTCCGCTCTTGCTCGGGTTCGGGCGCTTTCGAAGTCGACGGCCACGGATGTCGTGACCTCCTTCGGCCGGATCAAGAACCTCGTCGCGGGGGGCGCCGGTCTCGTGACCGGGCTTGCCTCCGCCGCCAGCGTCACCGCATTGCGCGACGCCGCGGGTGCAATCGCCTCGATCGGCGACGAGGCGCGCCGTGCCGGCCTCGACGTCAAGAGCTTCCAGGAGCTCAAATATGTGGCCGAGCAGAACCGGGTCGGCATCGACGCCCTGACCGACGGGATCAAGGAACTGAACCTCCGTGCCGACGAATTTATCGTCACCGGAGGCGGATCGGCGGCTGAGGCCTTCCAGCGCATTGGCTATTCCGCCGAGGACCTTAAGACGAAGCTCGAGGACCCTGCCGAGCTTTTCACAGAGATTATCGGCCGTCTGGGCGAGCTAGATAAAGCTGCGCAGATCCGCGTCATGGACGAGATCTTTGGCGGGGCGGGCGGCGAGCAGTTCGTGCAGCTGATCGAGGCGGGCGAAGCGGGCATCCGCGACACCATCCAGGCCGCGAACGACCTTGGCATCGTTCTTGACGAGCAGATGATCCAGAAGGCTGCAGACGTCGACCGCAAGTTCAACATGCTTGCGACGACAGTCGGCACGAAGTTGAAATCCGCCATCGTGTCGGCGGCCGACAGCCTGGCGGAGTTTATCGACGGTTTTCGCGATTTCCAAAACCAAATGAACAGCACGCTTCAGGGCAGGCAAGCCGAAATCGGCGAGCGTCGGCTCGAGATTGAGAATGAAATCCTCAAGAAGAAGGAGGCGCAGGCTCGACAGGACGAGAAGCTCTCACCTGTCGCCAGGAACCTTGGTTTTGAAAATAGCAAGAACGCGAATCTTGCCGGCTACACCGGGCAGATAGAAGCCCTGAAGGAAGAGAGCCGGAAACTCGCGGAAGAAGAGGCAAAGATCGTTAACATCCTGAGCGATCGTCTCAAGCCGATGAACCGCCTGGCCGAGAGGACCTGGACGCCGATCCCCACGGAAGAAAAAGGCGGTGGCCGGTCCAAGAAAGTCTCGGAAGCCGAGAAAGAAAAGAAGGCGATCGATGACGTGATCGCGTCGCTGCGCGAGGAGCTGGCGATCATCGGGCTTACCGACATCGAGCGTGAGCGCACCATTGCGCTTCGCGAGGCTGGGGTGGAGGCGACCTCGAAAGAGGGTCAGGAGATTTCGGCGCTCATTGACGAGAAATACCGTCAGCTCGCGGCCGAGGAAGCGCTGGCCGAGCAGTATGAGCGCAGTCAGGAGGCGGCCGAGCGAATGGGACAGGTCCTCGACGATCAGCTGATGCGCATCGTGGATGGGAGTTTCGATGCGAAGGAGGCGATCGCGGCGCTGCTGATGGAGATCATCAACGTTCAGACGAACGGGAAAGGGCTTTTCGGTTCGCTGTTCAGCTCCATCTTCGGCGGGAGTAGCGGTCTTACGTCCAACTTCGTGCCGACCACGACCCTCGGCGACTTCCTCGGCTATGGTGGCGCTCGCGCTGGCGGCGGCGATGTTTCTCCCGGGCGAATCTACCGGGTCAACGAATACGAGGACGAGTTCTTTGCACCGACCAGCCACGGTCGAATATTTGCGCCGAGCAAGCTGTCCGGCGCGTCAGGCGATGGCGAGGGCGGAGGCGGTCGCACCGTCGTTGAGATCGTGCTGAGCAAGGATTTGTTCGCCAGCATCCTTGAGCAGACCGGCGATCAGACCGTGCGCATCGTGCGCAGCAACGAGGAAGCCCGGGCGAACTATCGCCAGAATGGCGGGGAAGATTTCTGATGGCGTTTCTCATTTCGCTTCCGAGCGTGGTCTACGGCCAGGTCGCGTTCGACCCGGTGCGCGTCCGCGATACCAACCGCATGGAAGGCAGGCGTACCGAGACGGCATATTCCGGGACGCCTTACTGGATCGCCTCCTATTCGGCGTCGAAGCTGACAACGGCCGAGGCGGCCTTGTTCGACGCCTTCAACATGGATGCGAACGACGGCGGTGTAATCGCCGGCTACGACGCGCACCGACCGCGGCCGATCGCCTATCAGGGCAGCAATCCACTTTCCGGCGTGAAGGCCGGCGGCGGAGCCTTCAATGGAGACGCCGTGCTGCAGTCGATCACCGACGGCAACACGATCGTCGTTTCGGGACTGCCGGCCGGGTTTAAACTCGCGCGCGGTGACTATGTCGAGGTGCGGAAGTCTACCTTCGTGCGATCGCTGCACCGGATCACTCTGGCTGCGACAGCAAGCGCGGCCGGTGTGGTGACCCTGAAGATCCGCTTCGCGCTTAACACGCAGGTCTTCACCTTGCCATGCACCGTCCATTTCGAGAAGCCTTCCTGCATCATGGAAATGGATGCGGGAAGCTTCAGCCTGCCGAAGACCTGGCCGAACTATAACGTCCAGTTTACCGCAACGGAGTTGTTCCTCCCATGAGCGTGCTATCTCCCGAGGTCGAGGACCTGGTCGAGAGCGGCGAGTTCGCAATCCTCGACCTGATCCGCCTCGATCTGCCCGGCAAGACCGTTGGGTATCACCGCGGCGGGCGCAAGTTCACGTACAATGGTTTGGTGTATCTGCCGAACCGGTATATCCAGCCTGGTGACCTGGTGAGCGCCGTCGGCGTAGCCGTCACCACGCGGACGATCGTCTTCTCCAATATTCCGGTGACCGATCCCGAGGATGCGGTCGCGCGCATTGAGGAGTTCAACTATCAGAACGCGCCGGTCATCATCACCTCGCTCGCCGGTGCGCCGAATTCGAGCACTGTCGTAGGGGTGCTGGTCTCGACCATCTACGAGATCGACCAGGTGCGCTACAACGAAGGCGCGGTCTCGGGCTCCGAACGAACGCTGACGATGATGATTGACCTGCAGCCGCCCGGACGATCGGCGCGGGGCTCTACCGGGGTCAAGCGCTCGCAGGCCGAGCAGCAGTTCGACAATAATCCGGCCGACACGGGCCTGGAGCACGTGGCGACGAATGCGACCATCCCTGAGGAGTGGGGACAGGTGTCGCGCTGATATTGATCTAGATTAATAGACTATAGAACGGCGGGGGAACGCTTGGGGAACCAAGTGGGTCTGGCTTGTGGACTCCATCCCGCACCTCGGAGACATTCCATGAATCGCTTCCGCATCGTCGAAGCCACGCTCGCGCGTGAGCTTGCGAAACCCTATGCCTATGGCACGGCCGATTGCTTCATGCTGGGCTGTGCCTTTATCGACGCGCTGACGGGCTGGCCCTTCGCCGACAAGTACCGCGGCGCCTATCGTACGCTCGCCGGCGCGCAGCGGGCGCTGCGCCGGCGCGGGCATAAGTCGCTGGTGAGCTTCTTCGCGGCCGAGCTGCAGCAGGAGCCGAAGGGCGGCGCGGAAGCGCGTCTCGGCGATCTTATCATCCTGCGCCTCTCCGACGGCGCCGAGCATGTCGGCGTCTGCCTCGGTGCTCGCTTCGTGACCAAGACCGAGCGCGGCCGCAGCGATCACGGCCTCGCCGACGTCATTGCCGCCTTTCACCTCGGATAAGCTGACATGGCAATCTTTACTTCAATCGCGACCGCGATCGCCGGTGCGCTGTTCGGCGGCTCTGCGCTTGCCGCCAGCCTCATCGGCGGTGCTCTGGCCTTCGGTGCCAAGCTGGCGATCGGCAAGCTCGGACAGCAGAAGCAGCAAAAGCGGAAATACACGGCCGTCCAGGGCGAAATCCAGTTCGGTGGCGACGTGCCGGTCGGCACGCTCTACGGCGTCGGCAAGACGAAGGGGCAGCGGACGTTCTATGCGAAGTGGGGCAGCGGCAACAAATGGAATGCCGAGGTCTTCGTGCTCGCGAATGGCTGGTGCGACGGGCTGGAGCCCTACGTCTATATTTACGGCGAGAAGAAAGCGCTCGTGTCCCGGCCGGTCATCGGCAATGAGGTCGCGAACTATCATATCGAGGGCTTCGTCAATGGCTCTGGCGACCCGGTCCTGACGATCCGCTTTTACGATGGCAGGCCAGGCCAGCTGGTGGATCAAAAGCTGGTCGACGTCACGGCGGGTCTTGGCAACAAGTGGAAGAGCACGAGCGTCAATGCCGGCATCTGCTACGTCGTCGTCGAGCGCATCTATAGCGACAAGCTCTTCGGCTCGAAGGGACGGCCGGAACTTGAATTCGTGCTCCGCGGGCTTCGCGAATACGACCCGCGCAAGGACTCGACTGTAGCCGGAGGCTCCGGGACGCAGCGGCTCAATACGCCATCGACCTGGGCGCACACGAAGAACCCGGCCGTTCACCGCCTCAATTATCAGTTGGGGCTGCGCGCGCTCGTCTCCGGCCGGACGCTGATCGGCGAGGGCAAGAGCCTCGGCCAGATCGATCTCGCCACCTATTTCGTGGCGATGAACGTCTGCGATACGCTGCGGGCGAACGGCAAGAAGACCTATGAGTGCTCGCTCTTCGTCAGCGGCGACGCTGATCATACCGAGGTGCTGAAGCAGTTCGACGATGCCATGGCCGGCTATGGCCTCAATCGGCGCGGCCTTTCCGGCGTTATTCCCGGCGCACCGCAGGTCCCGGTCAAGGATCTGACGGTGGCCGACATCCCGATTGACCGCGCCAAGGACGTGCAATTCCGGCCGTCTGCCTTCGAGCGCTTCAATCATCTATCCGGCCAGTTCACCTCGATCGAATCGATGTGGAACCCGGAGAGCTTGAAGCCGGTCTATGTGAATGCGGACATTGCCGCCGACGGCCGTAACCGGCAGACGAGCATCGACTTCCTGCAGGTGACCGATCCGGACATTGCGCAGTATCTGCTCAACATCCGCTATCGGCAGAATCGCATCGGCGGAAAGGCGACGGTTACCGTCAGCCGCCGTTTTGGGCTCGCGGTGCAGGAAGGCGAGTGGATCACCTGGCGCGGCAAGAGCTGGCTGATCAGCGAATGGCGGGCCGATGATCGGCTGCGCATCACGCTGGTGCTTTCGGAGACCAGCGCTGCGATCTATGACGACGCCGGTATCCAGCCCGGGCCGATCGTCATCCCGCCGACGCCGCCGATCAACCCGTCGCTGCTGTCGACGGTGCAGAACTTCAATGTTGCCGTCGGCATGATCAACGGCGCGCAGGGCTACGACACGCCGGCGCTCGTCTTCACTTGGACCCCGCCGGATGATCCGACGATTACGGCCGTGCGCTTCGTCTATCAGATCGAGGGCACCACCGAGCTTTTCGAGGATCAGTGCACCTCGCCCGAGGACGGTCTGTTCCGCACCACGAAGAACGTGGTCTCCGGCAAGGTCTACAACGCCCGCGCGACGATCACGACCGTGCCCGACCGGCTGCGCACCTTCACGCCCTGGGCGACGACGGCGCAGCCGACCGGCTTGCAGACGCTGCTGACCGGTCTGCAACAGCTGCAGGACGATGCGCTTAACCGCTTCAAGGAACTGCAGCAGGAGATGGACGAGTTCTTCCGGCCGCGGCTGGTCGAGCTGCTGGATGCGTTCTCGCTCGAAGGCGCTGTCGGTCAGATCGAGCGCCAGCAGATCGTTGCCACCATAGGCGATGCGCTGGCGCAGATCACCGAGGAGCGCCGGGTGCGCGTCTCGGAGAATGAGGCAACGGCGCAACTGCTGACATATCTGCAGGCGAGCCTCGGCGGCACGAATGCGCGCCTGATCACTGAGGAGACTGTGCGGGCGACCGCAGATTCGGCGCTCAGCAGCCAGATCACGCAGCTCACGGCGGAAACCGGCAGTAACGCGGCGGCCATTCAGACAGAGGCTACCGCCCGAGCAGACGCCGACAGTGCGCTCTCCAGCCGGATCACCAGCCTTGATGCGGAGGTTGATGGCAATCTTGCCCGTCTGATCCAGGAGGAGACGGCGCGCGCCGATGGCGACAGCGCGAACGCGACCAGCATCAATGGCGTGAGCGCCGATTTCAACGGGCGGTTCGCGCAGGGGCTGGTGAAGTTCGAAGCGGTCGCGGCGCCGACCGGCGTTGATGCCCGGTTCTCCGTGTTGCTGCGGGCGGGGACCAGTCAGAGCTTCAAGGTTTCGGGCTTCTATGTCGAGCTTTATACCGAGGGCGGCGTGCAGAAGTCGCGCATGGCGGTGCAGGCGGATCAGTTCCTCGTCACCTCAGGCAACAATCGTCACTATCCGCTCGTCTTCGAAAACGGCGAGCTGAAGCTGGCAGTAGCCAACATCGGAACGGTCAACGCCGGTCTCCTTCAGTCACTGAACGGGAAGATGAAAATCGACCTCAACAACGGCACGATCGAGGTTTTTAGCTAATGGTCCGCACGATGATTGGCGTCGACAGTACCGGCGCCGGCTGCGTCAAAATCATGAAGAGCGACGCTGACAGTCCGCGCACGACGCCGGACAGCCAGCGCTCGAAGTTCCTCTATAACTCGAAATATGCTCTGAACGCGTCGATCGCCCATATTGAGCGTGTGAACACTATTCCCGGCGGAAGCGGTACCCAATACTTTCCCGCCGGGTCTAACTCTTCCAACTACCAAAAGCTTGTTGCTTACGGTGACGCGGGCGGATTTAACGAAGCGATATGGTTGTTTAAAAACAGCGCCTTCCCTGATTTGAAGTACAATATGCCGCTTTTCGACGTGAAAGCCACCCGCAATATTACGGGTCGCTTTAATCATATGAAAATACAGCGGCGATATAGCGGCAAATACTATAACGATCAGGGCGGTTATTTGTTCATGGGGAATTGGCGTCAAGCCCCTTGGTTCAAGGATTATGAGGGACTTGTCAGCAATTGGGGTTCCTTCCCGTATGGAACAGTTACGAGGATAAACAACTCAGACACAAACGACGCCTACAACCGCTTTCAATCCAGCGATAAACGGTTGATCGTGTGGAACCTCCCCGGCAATGAAGACCCGTCATTAGAAGCTCCCGTGCTCGCGCCAAACGGCAGTAAGAACATCATCATTCGTTCGGATAAGATGATTATCGCTAAGCCGGGGTACAACGCGGAAACTGCGACCGAATGGCAAATCTCATTCGACAGTCGACGTGTGCCCGTCAAGGTCATCGCCGCCGCAGATATTGCCATTCCAGCGGGAGAGTCGTTCTACGATACCGGGATAACGTTGCCGACAAATATCGCGCTTGACGTTCATTTCTACACGGGCTCCACAATCTATTATCCGTGGACTCCTGACATGGAAGACGGCGCGGGAGCGGAGTACTGGTTTAGCGGCACGCGTATTTGCTTTAACGCGGCCTCCGCTATGCGCGCTCGGTTCATGCTGTATCTCGACGCCGGCGACAGCCCGACGAATGGTAGCAACAAGGTGTTTAGGCAGTTCACTGAGGGCGGCGTGGATGTGGTCCAATTCCTGCGCCCAGGTTCTGCCAATCCGCCTTCTTGGGCAGACATCGTGATCGACAGCCGCTGGCCGTGTGTGCAAATCATCAAAGAGGGGTATTTTCCTGTCTCGGCAGGGAGTCCAGTCGAGACGATTGTCAATTTTGACGCCACGGGCATGTTCCCCATGGTCAAGTACATGACCAAACACGGGCCCGGTTCGGATCAGAATTTCGGCAGTTGGCAGGCGTCGATCAAATTACCATCCGTTCGCCAGTTGATCTACTCGACAAGCAGCAATTTCGAGTGTGGGGACAGCTCCCATTGTCGCCTGACCCAGACAAGCGCAACGTTTGTCACTAATCGCGGACGACCAGGCGACTATTACAACGATGATGATGACCCGGGCACATGGCGCACCGAAGGCGCCGACGACGTGCTCGGCATCCGCTACTACATTCTCGGCATTCCAGCTTAGGAACTCCTGACATGACGATACCCTATGTAACGGGCACGGTTTCCGTGACCGCCGGCAGCGCCGTTGTCACCGGCTCCGGGACCGCCTGGGCCGCGGCACTGATTGCCGGCGGGATCTTCGGCCTCGACAGCAGCAACGGCAACCCGGTGCCGATCCTTTCCGTCGACAGCAACACGCAGCTCACGCTGGCGAAGCCCTGGCGCGGCACCACGGCGGCCGGGCAGGGCTACTGGATTGTCCGCGACACTGCCTATCTGCAGCAGCAGACCGTCAACGCCCAGGCGCTCTCGACCTACATACAGCGGCTCGACAATGCGGCGTTGGCGGCGCTGGCGGGCCTTACGCCGGCAGCTGACAAGCTCGCGTATTTCACCGGGGCAGCTGGGGCGGCCCTGACCGACATCAAGGCTAAGGGCCGAGACCTGCTTGCCGCAGACTCGATGTTGGCGCTTCTGGGGAAACTCGGCCCGGTAAATGGTGGTGTTGCTTCGCCTGTCCCGTCCGCCGCTGGGGTCGGACTTTCGGATGGTGATTTCAACACGATCATCATCCCCGGTACCTATACGATCACAGGCAGTTGGACGAACGGACCATCCGGGGCGGCGGCTACAGGATATACAGCTGTTCTGAACGTTTATCGCCGTTTCGGGATGGTGTTTCAGGAAATCTATATAGCTGATGCAACCTCCCCGAAGAAGTTTCTTCGGTTTTCGGGGGAAGCTTCTGCGGGAACGTGGCCTAATCCCTGGTGGAACATAACAAACCCCGCTTACCCTGGCGCATCGGAGATACTAAATGGTGCGTTGCCCGCTCGCCTCAGGACGGTGCAAACGGCTCTCTCTGACGCAAATACCGCAACGGAAACCGGGTTTTACAGTGTCAATGCAGGAACCGTGAATACCCCCGAAGGGGCGCAAGGTTCTCTCACAGTCGTTGCCGTCACGGCTACGGTTATTACGCAAGTATACATTCGAGGAAGTAACGGCAACATGTACATGCGGTGGAACAATGGTTCCACTTGGAGTTCATGGGCGAAGGTCGGGCTGCAGGACAGAAACAATACGTGGTCCGGTACACAATCTTTGGACGGCGCAGGAAGTTATGTTCAATTTGCACTGAACAGAGGCTCGGTTGTCGGATCATATGAGTCGGGTGTAAATTTCATTGGACTCGGTTCTGTAAGTGATCACCCGCTTATATTTAAGGCAAACAATGTCGAGCGCGCCCGGTTCGAGCCGACTAACGGCGATTTCCTCGTAGGGCTTACAGCAACGATTGACCCTGCAACCGGGAGCACAACCGGCGTTGCAATGCGTCCGGCGACCGGACGCATGTGGCGGCGCGCATCGGGGTATAACCCGTTTTATCAGTCCAGACTTGCTACTGACGGCGCCGTTCAGGAGTTCTACCGCGAGAATTCATCAGTAGGCGGCATCTCAGTTACCGCGACTGGGACCAGCTATTCCACCACATCGGATTACCGTCTTAAGTCGGATATTCAGCCGATCGTGACGTTCTCGCTTACTCCGGAGCAATTCGACGTTTTGGATCATGCGGAGCTTAAAATCATGGCTCTGCGCCCGGTTTTCCACCGGTGGAACAATGCTCCGGAAAAGGGCGTCGTAACGGGCTTCATTGCTCACGAGGCGCAGCAGGTTGTTCCTCATGCGGTGACCGGAAAGAAAGACGAGGTTGTTGAGGTCGGTCGCGAAATCGTCCCCGCGCACGAGGTCGAGCGGGAAACAACTGACGAGGTCGGCAATACCAAAACGGTAACCATCACCGTTCCGGAAGTCGTCAACGAGGGCGTGCGCCGCGACGCATTGGCGGCGGGCGCCGTGTTTGAGAAGACGGGCGAAGCGCCGGTTTTTCAAACAATGGATTACGGCCTGATCACGGCCGATATTGTCGCGGCGCTGCAGTGCGTCATTCACAAGAACATGCTGCAGGGAGAAGAGATTGCCGCCCTGAAGTCGGAAAAGGACACCCTTGCCGAACGGCTCGCCCATATTGAGGCTCACCTTGGCCTTGCCTGAAATTCATCGAGCCGGGCATCCCTATCGCAGAGCTGCCGGCGTTTCAGTGGCCGCGGTCTTAGCGGTTGGGTCTCTCGCCCATTCGGCGACAGCAATCGCTGAACTGAGCAATACCGCTGGCAGCGCCAGCGCGGCGAGGAACCTGATCACGCTCTTTCGATGAGATTGCCTGCCATCCCAATCGTAAGACATTGTGTTCGCCTCTTCGTGATCCGAACGACGGCTCCGGCTCAACCATATGGGCACGATATCGGGGGCTGGTCGAGTCACTTGTTGCGACAGTTGTGATCGGAATGCCTCAACCTAAACAAGGCCCGAAAACTGCCGCTGTGTCCGAATGTAAGCGATTGCGGCAGCTTCCAGGCTTCTGCACTCCGCTTCGCATCCAATCAGGGCGTCTTCGTCTTTCTCGGTTGCGCAGCGAAGGACGTCGCGCCGCAGACACGCACGCTCGTAAGCGATGCAGAGCTTCAGAAATGCGGGGCTGTTCATCATCCACGCGCTAGCACGCAGATCTGGGGCTGCCAAAAACAACCGGGCCGTTCCTGCCTTTTTCACATCCATTGCGACCGCTCGCTTTTTCGTCGAGCTAAACGGTTTGAACGGGCTCGCTAGGGATAGGTTCCAGTACATAGATGAGGGCGGCTACTCGATCGCCTGAGTCAGATGCTCCTCGGGCGAGGCCCGGTCGCAGGAGGCAGGCGCCAGGCCTCTAACCGCCCCGTCGCTGCGAGACGGCAGGACGGCTGCGCGGCGTTACCACAATGCGCCGGCAGTTTCCATTCGCCCATTCGGGCTAAGTCAACTCTCAAACATTCCAATCAGAAGAAACCGATGAGCGCCATCACCGCTCAGCGTTGTTCGCCTGGCGGTCGGCGGTGTGGATCTATTCCACGGCCGAGCTGGTGAAGGGTGCTCGCCGGCGAACGTTCGCAGCCGAGCGTCGAGGAGTTCATCGCGGAGCCGCCGGCGTTCGAGTGGCCGTCTTAACACCACCGATCGCTCCTCTCTCCGTCCAGCATCGCGACCGCATCGGCTTCGATACCGCGGCAGATATCTTCATATTCGGCCAACAGTTCCTCACGGCATGGAGCCTCCTTGCGGAGCTCGTCGACCATCAATGCAGTGACCTCATAGACCCTGCAAAGGCTTTGAAAGGCTAGCCTGTGGGTGCTCTGGATTTTGTCGCGATAACGGGGCAGGGCGAGCCTCAGGCGCGCTCTACCTGCCCTGATCAGCGGTATTCCTGAGTTCATTTGGGCATCGAGCAAATCGGATTCGTCCGGATGCCCCGCGTCAATTTCATTATCTTCCATTGGCAGGCCTCTTCGCAGCGTCCACGCCGGGCGATCCAGCTCATCTGCCTTTATCACAAGCACCAACCAGGAGACCATTATGGCTCGGGAAACTCTTCCCGTCGCCCTCGAACTCATGTTCGGGGATGAGAAGAGAAGGGGCTTTTGCTTTCCAAAACACAAAAGACCCGCGATCCGGCCGAGGATCACGGGTCAGTTGTCCGCACGCCACCAGGAGTATTTGGGCGAGGCTCGTCGCCTCCTGCGGTTAGAAACGAGCCTGCGGCCGCCGTAAATGAGGCGGCTGCTAACAGAAGCAAACCACAGATCAGGTCCTCCAACCATTCAGCTATCAGGCTTAACGGGCTCGTCCTTACGGGGAGGAAGAGGGTATCGCCTGCGTCCTTGAGCTGAAGCCACAGGCTCCCATCCAATAAAATCAGGAGACTTCAATGAGCGCCATCACCGCTCAGCACGTTCGCGCTGCCGCAAAGGGCAGGGTGAACGAGAGCAACCTCGCGTCCGTGCTCGTGGCGCTGGACAAGTACGGCGACCGGTTCGGCATGGATCGGCCGCACCGGCTCGCGCAGTATTTCGCCCAGCTCATGCATGAAAGCGGAGACTTCCGCTATGATCGCGAGATCTGGGGCCCGACGCCTGCGCAGCAGCGCTACGACACGCGCACCGATCTCGGCAACACGCCTGAGAGGGACGGCGACGGATATCTATACCGCGGCCGAACCGGCATGCAGCTCACCGGCAAGGACAACTACCGCCAGTTCCGCAATTGGTGCCGCGCGGCCGGCCTCGACTGCCCGGATTTCGTAAAGGATCCGGACGCGGTAAATACCGATCCGTGGGAAGGCTTGGTGCCTCTGTTTTACTGGGACACGCGCGACCTTAACCGATGGGCCGACCAGGGCGACGCCGAGACTATCACGAAGAAGATCAACGGCGGCAAGAACGGCCTGTCTGATCGATTTGACCGGCTGGCCCGGATCTCGCTCGTGCTGCTCGGCTACCGCGCCGACAATGCCCTTCAGTTTCAGGCTGACCAGCGGCTTCAAGTCGACGGCGATGTCGGGCCGAAAACGCGCGCTGCAATGCACACGGCGCTTGTGGCGCTCACCCCGGGCGAAGCGGCGCGGCCGGAGGTTAAAGCCGCGCCGGTGACCGAGGAGAAGCCGGTGCCGGTACCGGTCACGCCGCCCAGCCTCGATGCGCCGTGGTGGAAGTCGAAAGAGGTGATCACGCCGTCAGTCATCGGCGGCGGCGCTTCGTTGCTCACCGCGATCGGAGGCATACCGTGGCAGAACCTCCTCCTGATCCTCGTCGCATTCGGAGGCATTGCCGGCTTTCTCTACTGGCGCAAGAACGCCGATCGGAAGGCAGTCGCCAAGCAGGTAGAGGGGATGGCGTGATGTTCACCACTCCTCGCCTCATCGCGGCCGCCGCCGCTCTCGCCATCGTTGCCGCCGTCGTTGCTTGGATTTACCGGCAGGGCGGCGACGACGTCAGAACCTCCATTGAAAGGCAGAACAATGCAGCTGGCCGCACTGCGGACGATGTCCGCTCTCGCTTTGACCTTTGTGCTCCAGGGATGTGGGACTTCGGCGCCGGCAAGTGCCGACGGACTGCGCCGGGTGGTAGGCACTGATCTGATCGGCGCGCGCGGCGCGACGCCGGCGGACCAGCGGAAGATAGATCGGACCGTCGTTGGCATCTGTGCCGCGGCTGTCTGGACGAAAGCGGAATGCGCCCGCCACGGCGAAGCGCAGCAGTAAATCGCATCACACTACGAGGGCAGGGGATTGTCTGAAACACAGGAAACCGAAAAGATGGTCGCAACTCCGAAATGGAGGTTTGAATTCAACCTCAACACATTCGTGATCCTGTTCGGCTTTGCCGGCGGCCTCATAGCGTGGGGCGCAACCTGGGAGAGGGTGAACGCCAACCAGGATTCGCAGGCTAACTCCATCGATCGCCTCGACAAGCGCCTGACGGCTGCCGAAGTCTCCCTCCGGCAGATCGACAATCATGAGCTCCGGATCTCGGCGGTGGAGAAACAGGCGGCCGAAGCGGCGACGTCAATGAAGGCCGTCGAGAACACGCTAAACAGCCTTTCCATCGATACACGTGTGATGCGAGAAATCCTTCAGAGGATCGAGGCCAGCCAGCGCGACGGCGCTCAACTGCGGCGCTGATTTGCATAATCATGCAATTGCGCGATGCGCATCGGTCTGCTTTTCTCTTGGCATGGACACGAAACTTGCAGACTTGAAACTCAGGCCTTGGCTTCTCCGGGAGTTAAACATGATCGGGTATGAGGTGGTCGGAGATATGCAACATCTGCCGACTGCCGAATTGCTGCGAATACCCGGGATGGGCGGACATGACTGGCGGAAGATTGCCAAGGCGTTGGGGCGAGATCCATTTCCCGACTTGAAGAAGCGCTGATGACGTTGCGAGCGGTTGCTTGAGGTTAATTTGCACTTTCAACGATGTGACAACAACCTTCTGCCGAGATATTCCAGCGCCTTCAGGCGTCTTGGATCGGGTTCGCGGTGAACGCCCACCAGCTTCCGCCGCTCCGCAGCCGCTATCTTTTGTGTGTCTGATCGAGTGGTCCCGTCGAGTGATGCACTTTGTTCCGGTAGGTCGTATTCGTCTCTGTCTTGCATCGACCAATTCCCATGCGCTGTGGCGGTGCTGCCTCAGGGCTGCCCAGAAGGGACGAACTATGCAGCCCTGAGGCACCACTCACTTGGAGCTCGACGAGGCCGACGCTCGGACGTAATAACTCCCGACATGGTTGAGAAGTTTCGCACGGCGGCGCGCCTAAGACGTTTGTCATTGATGAACCAGACTAAAGTCCAATAAAGCCGCCGCTTTCCCTTTGATTCCGCTTCCGGTGAGAGTAAAATATGGGCAAGCGACGTTCGAAGCGGTTCCCTTGGATGGAACAGGGCAATGAGCCCATCTACATAAATGACCACGTCGCGTCCGGAGCTGCAGCGGTCCTCCTCCCCTGCAGCTCTGTTTGTGTCAGCCAAACTCACCGTGGTTGGTTCCCGAAAACTAAATGAAGAAGTCAAATTAGAAAAAAACGGCAGCACCCCGAAGCTAGAAAGGCGCTGCCTAGCAGTTCTGGAGAACGTCACGTTAATCTTTCATCAGCAGCCCGCCTTAGTCAGCGGTGCCCTCTAACCGCGGGCCTAGCGGATGGTTCCAAAGAAAACTGAGCCGGCTGGCGCTGGCGAAGTGAGGGCTGCGTCTCAAAGCGCGATCCATGCGAAGGCGAACAGTGCAATGACAATAAGTAGTATTAAGATACCGGCCAGATCGAGCGAGTGCATATCATAATTCTCTTTGTAGACTCCCTCGGCAGGTGAACACGTCACCGGGCGTGAGGTTCCCGCCTTGCCAGCGGCCGGTCGGGTCCTATCCTTCATGGTTCATCATGGAGGAACCACATGGCAGACAATCCAAAGAAGAAAGGCCGCGACAGCGAGCTGGTGTCCGAACAGGAACACGAGGTCGCCTACTTGATGAAAGAGGCGAAGGTGACCCGGCAAAAAGCGGTAGAGGCGATCCGCGAGGCGGGGCCGGACCGAAAGAAGGTCATGGACTATCTTCAGCGGAAGTAACGCCTGCACGATGGCTTATTGCCTGGGCTTTCCTATGAAGATCGTGTTGCCGTCTCGGTTCTCGCACCTCTTACATCGCATTCTCGGCGCCAACTGAAGGATGCTCTGTCTTTTGCCGAAGCGCGTGGTCAGAGCGCGCCGATTTAGTCGATCGATGCGGCCGCAGCTCCGGCACTTGCACAGGACGTCGCACCATTCGGGAAGGTTCGCGAAAGTAATCTCTTCAGGGGCACCGGCTGGGGCCGCATCACCAGCCGGCTCCTTCGAGAGACGGGCGGCTCTCCCGATGGCATGTCGTATGTGAGCCTGCAGCGATCCCGGTGGATGTTGCCACTCTTGGGGCAACCGAGAGCCTTTGAGAATTCTGAGAGCAGCCCCGGCATGCTCCGGTCGCCGATCCGATCGAAAAGCTGTCGTACGTCGTATTGCCTCTTTACCCCGCACTCGCATTTGATGCGGATCTTCGTCCAGGCGAGAAGCTCCGAAAGCCACCAGGCTCCGTCTCTAGGCATGCTTCAACTTCCAGTCGGGCTGATGCCCCGCGCAGAACCACCGCGGCTCCTCCTTCCCCAAGGCAAAGCCAAGGCTGCCCCACTTTTTGCAGCCGGGATGCTCGCACCAGTGCTCGTACACGATCGTTTCCTTGAATGTGCTCGCCCCGGCTTCATCGCTCATTTCGATTACCTGTATATTCTCGCCGACATTTGTTCCTAATATGTTCTCTACGTAGTAAGAGTCAATTCGGCTTTTCGCGGGGCTGTGCGTTAATGGTCCATGGCCAGAGCATCCTCAAAGAAGCCCCGCGATCTCCCTCCTACTGATCCTATGCCGGCGCGGGTCGATCCCTGCCTTGCCACGCTCGTAGACAAGCCGCCGAAAGGGCCGGACTGGGCCTATGAGGTGAAATGGGACGGGTACCGAATTGCCGTGCACATCGAGCCCGGCCGAGTGCGGATACTCACGCGCGGGGGGTACGACTGGACCGAAAGGTTTCCCTCGATCGTTGACGACGCGCGGCGCCTTGCCGTGAAGACGGCCATCCTAGACGGCGAGGCGGTCGTGCTCGACGACAAAGGCCGGTCGGACTTCGGCATGCTACAGCGGGCGCTCGGGCGATTGCCCTCGGCAGTCGAAGCCGGCGCCATCGTCTTCTACGCCTTCGATCTCCTCTACCTCGACGGGCGCGATCTGCGCCGCTTGCCGCTTCGCGAGCGCCGGCGGCTGCTCGAGCCGCTTGTCGCCTGCCCGGAAGGGGCGGTTCGCCTTTCGGAAGAGGTGCAGGCTGACGGCGACGAGTTCTTCCGCGTCGCCTGCGCGCACGGCATTGAAGGCATCATCGCCAAGCATGTCGAGAAGCCATATCGCAGCGGCCGCGGCGAATGGTGGCAGAAGATCACCTGCAAGCGGCGCGACAGCTTCGTGATCGTCGGCTTCGAGCCGTCGACCGTGCCTGGTCATCTCGGCCGGCTGTTGTTGGCGGCGCGCAAAGACGGCGAGCTCGTCTACGTCGGTGGATGCGGTACCGGCTGGTCAAACCAGCTTTCGCGCGAGCTCCGGAAGTTGCTCGAGGGCATGGCGACGAAAACGCCGGCCGTATCCCTGAGGAGAAAAGGCGCCGTCTTTGTCGAGCCGGTGCTGGTCGCCGAGGTCGAGTATCGCGCCTGGACGGATGACGGGAAGCTGCGGCATGCATCGTTCAAGGGGATCAGACAGCGGGCGGACGATGCAGTCGTGTTCGAGATGGCCGACAATATTCGAAGCGGGTTTGACGACCGTATTGAATAGGTGGCGCCGTTACATTCCCTGGCCGCCGTTACGCTGGTGCGCGCGGCTGGCTGCGGTATTGACATGTCCAGGGCGTCGGCGGGTTAAGATCAAGCAGGGTGACCAGGGAACGGCAGAACCGGACGCATCCTGCTAAAGGAGAGCTGCGATCGCTGCTACGAACGCAGCCTCTTCAGCCTCGATGCTCTTGGCATCAAGGTCGATCATCCCGTTGTAAACGCTGAAGTGACCTACTTTGCCGCAGAATTCGACTTGCGGACGATCAGGGGGACGACCAGCATGCAGCAACATGACGTGCGGCGCGTCGTACTTGGCACCATAGAGGACAACCTGATTGATGTCGTTCCGGTCAGGGACGCTCGGCGCCCCCTTGTACTTCGCGTCAATGATGATTGTGGTCTTGGCGTTGAGTTCCAACACGATGTCAGGCGTCACGGCGGGATTCTTGAGGCCATCTCGGACCGGTGCGAACAGGATCGTCTTGGCACCCTGTGCGCCACCTCGATTTCCATCCTTTACCTCGACTCGAGCGTCTTGTCGAAGGCCATCGGCAAGGACCCGTCTCGCGTAGTCTTCAAACACCTTGGACATGTCGATCAACAGCGAAGGAAGCAGAGCAACCTCGCCAGATCCCCGGATGGCCAAGCTGGCGTCGAAGATGATCAACTGCGCGATCATCATCGCACCGGCGTAATCTTCGCGCTCTCCGGGCAGACGTCCGATGGTGGTAGCGATTGCGGACGTCGTGAGCTCAGGCGACGTGGGCTGGGAGATCGCCTCCAGTCGATCCACCGCCCGTTTCAATCTTTGAAGTCGAGCTCGATGACGGTCTTCAGTGTTTCCGATGTACCGAGCTAGGAGTTTCTCGAACGCATATCTCAGTACGCGATTGGGACCGAAGTTCGATGTCCTGTGGAACGCGGATGACAGCGCCACTGGCCTTCCGAGCTTCTCGGCACGCCAAGCACTTTCATAGGGATGAATCCGCCCCACGGGAAAGGAACTCAGCCGGGTCTCACGGACATATGTCTTCAACAAGCCGTGTTCGCAAATCCGGTCGAAGCTCGCGAGTAACTGATCGGCGAGTATTTCCACCAATGACGCCGGCTGGTCTTCCGCATGGGCGAACTGCCGAGCGTGACGGCGCAGGATATTCGGCGTGTATCCGGCGGCCATCCCCACGAGCCGTTCAAGGTTGCCAATAGGAACCCTTGGCGCAACTTCCAAGGCAAACGAGTCGTTCAACGGGATGTAACCGATCCAACCTCCACACTGTATAGCAGGTCGGTTTTTGTGATAGGTCGGCCGGAACAGATTGATGATGTCGTCGTAGACGTCGAGGCTGCCATCGGCCTTCAACAGCGCCGGCGGCAACACGATCATTTCCTGTTCGGTCGCGGCAATGACTTGCCTGTCCGTGCGGAGCGAAGCACCGAACCCTCGGTCCGCCACCAGCCGCGCGAGAGGGGCAAGTCTTTCTGATGCCATTATACTGCCTGATCAGCTTCAACAGTCGGCTGGTCGGCGACGTCGCCCTCAGGCGCAGCCTGCGCTGGGGCTTGTTGCTGTGCCTCTGGAACGACGTTCAGCCACATTCTACGAATTCTCTGCAAAAGGTCTCTGTCCAGGCGGCACGCTTTCTTAAAGAAGGGAAGCAGTCGATAATCCCAGACCCGGCGCGCGCTCGTTTCGTCTAAGCAGTTGTTGAAATATGCATGTCCCAGGTGAACAGCCTCGTCCTCAATTTTCAGGACACCGTCGAAGAAAGTCGCGACCCGATCTACGAAAGTCCCATCGGCGCCGTTGCCTTGAAGGATTTTTCGCAGAGCCGCTACGCTCGGGGGCATGTCAATCTGAGCGAAACGCCGTTCGAGTGCGACGTCCATCTCATCGACGCCCTTGTCCCAAGGGTTCATGGTTGCGAGGATGATCAGGTTCGCAGGAACAACGAGCGTACTTCCTGATGCCATGGTGCATGGAAGGCCGCGCTTGTCGACTTCCATGTAAGTGAGCGCTTCGCCGAACACCCGCGCGACGTCGCACCGGCTTATTTCATCGATGACGAGAACAAACGTTTCGTCTGGTAACTCTGCGGCGTCGTCGCAAAGCAGTGGAAAGACTTTCTTATGAAGTTCAAAGCCTCCACCGTCCTTCGGCATGAAGCCCTCCATGAAGTCTTCGTACTGATAGGACGCATGGAATTGAACGATCCGAACGTTTTCAGGATTGCCGGAGATCGTCTGAGCAATACGTTTGGCGTACCAGCTTTTCCCCGTTCCGGGTGGCCCAGCGAGGATCACCCCAGCGAAGCCCAGTTCTATCGCCGCTTTTACCTCGACAAGTGTCGGATCCTCTGGAAGTAGAGGTTCGAAGATTGCCGTCTCCGGGACCGCTGCATGCTCTTCTGCGTCGAGCTCAATGCCGAGATCATCGAGAGAGAGGGGGCGCACGCGGTTGCTCGTCATGCTAGGCATTCTGATTACCTTCTTCCGCGAGGATGAGATCGGCCGTGGTGAAATCCCCGTAGTCCGTGAAGAAGAGTGCACTGAACGTACCATTTCCTTCACTGCCTGTCAGACCGAACTCCTCCCTGAATAGGTCGGCCACTGCCTCTATTGATGGCTGCGCAAGGCGAAACCCGTAGTCTCGGTAGAGGAATGCGACAAGTGCGCCGACAGGAACCTTGCGGTTGCGCAGAAGATTTTTGAAGGCCGCGGCCGCGTGTCCGTCTTTCAAGGTGTAGCTTGCATCACGGTTAGTTCCGTGAACTTCGACAACTTCGGCAAGCGGTCGACCAGCACGTATCGACGCTGGAGAGTATGATCCGGAGACGTTGGGGTTGAAAAGCGCCAAGCCTTTTCCCCTAGACTTGAAGGGGCGGACGAAGGGGGACCGGTCAGGCGCTCCAAGAACGTGAAGGTATCGGTCGTGGAACTCTCTGATGTCCGTTACCTTGACCGGTTCCAAGCCCTTCCCAATTTTTAACGCCCGCAGAATCGCGAGGTATCCCGAGAAATGCTCATGAATCTGTTGTTGCTCTAACGTTGCAATCGATCTCAGTACAGTGTCTTTGGAGAAGACATAAAATTGTTCAGCGGGTTCCGCCACTTCGCGTTGGCCTCTTCGACTCACTTTTCTGAGCCAAATCTATCCCAATCGCACTCCTTCCAATATCCCCGGCTGCCCTTAAAGTTGTACCGGTCCCCATGAAGGGATCAAGGACAATGCCCGGCCGAAAAGGCGCGTTGCAGCCGCAGTCAGTCCAACCAACAGTCTCGCGCTTCGCGAACGTAAATTCACGGAAGTACCCGCCGAGAACCGCCTTCGCTTCCGCGGCCAATGCCTTAACAGACGCCGAATTGCGCCCCGTCCCAGTCTGAACGCGCATTGCCTTTCCGGCGTCGGAAATGCCAGTTGCTTGGATCGCCATGATGTGTGCGGGCGTTAGGCCATGCTCGTTCGCCAGCTCCATTGCGCGTTTCGCCTGCGGACGGCTCGGGTCGAGCTTGTTTGTACGTTTCACGATGCGTTCACGCGGCTTCCCGCAGCACGTGCACACCTGCTCTGGGCAGGCGAGCGAAAGCAGGCGGTCGACCAGTTCGACCGGATACGGAGCGAGGTGGTTGCTGGTATCGCGCCGAAGTCCGATTTGCCAGACGTCGCTCGGCCCCGTGCCATTGCCGTACTTCTCTGCGTAGCCGAACTGGTCGTAATAATAATCCCGGCGCTGCGGCGTGAAGTGGATAATATACTCGTGGCGACTCTTGAGGCGGTCCTTTGCCGGATCAGGCATGCCCGCATCTTTTACCCAGATTATCCTATTCCTGATCGTCCAGCCTGCGTCCTGAGCGGCGATCTCAAGACGCCCCGGAGTGTTGGCGAGCGAACCGCGATGATAGGTGTCGCCGATGTTGATGAACACCGAGCCCCACTTCGGGATTATCGACTTCCAGTTCTCCATGCAGTCGAGGAGACTCTGAACGAATGCATTTGCGGTCGGCTCCTGTCCGATCTGACCCGCGACGCCATAATCTCGCTTGAGCCAGTAGGGCGGTGACGTCACGACCATATCGGCGTCGCCGGGCTTCAAAGGGATGCATCGGGCGTCCCCGAAGAGCTTCTTGGAGAACGGTGGCGTAACCTCTTGTTCCGCCGCGTCGGTGGGGCTCTCGACCTCAAGAGGAGTGGTGATCTGAAGATTCATGCGGTACGCCGCTCCCGTAGCAGTGCTTATTCAACGTGGGCCGGAACCTACATCATTTGAGAGAGGTCGTCGAGGGGTGCTCATCAAATCATGAGACCTCACGGCCTGCCTGAGGTATGGAACGAATACAGAACAGAGTTGCTGAGTCGTTGCAAGCGTTGCGTATACCAAGATTGATTGCAAACAGCAGTCCTTTGATGATGGACAAAAGCAAAGCTTGCTACGCCCGCTGCATCGCATTAGCTCGAGTTACGCGCGCACCACCGAGGAGCTATTGCAGAGACATCTGTGATAGCCGCTCGCTTATGGAGAGCACGGTCGTGTTGGCGCGATAATGTCCAGCCACTTCCACCCGTCATATTTGTCGCCTCGCTGTTTGATGTGCGAATAGCGTTTCAGCGAGTTCCATGAGCGGTGGCCGGAGACGGTCGCCACGTGCGGGATATTCCAGCCAAGCTCGAATAGCCGCGAAACACCTTCGTGGCGCAGATCGTGGAAATGTAGGTCCTCGATCCCAAGAAGGCTGCACGCACGCGTGAAGGACGCGCTGACGCTCCTCGCCTCGTGGGGGAAGATTTCTTTTGCCTTGGTGCGTGGCATAGCGCCGATGATGCGAATTGCTTCCGGCGGGAGATCACACCACACGTCGTTCCCGATCTTTTCGCCGGGATTTTTCATGTCCCTTACGAGCACGCGCCTGTTGTCTTCCTCATAGTCCGACCAGGTGATGCGGGAAATCTCCTCTTGGCGCCGCGTCGAAAAGATTGCGAAAGCGATCAGCCGGCGCATAGGTATGTGCTCCGCGTAGCGTTTCTCCCGATCGCTGTAGTGCTCCATAAGCTTGTCTATCTCCTCCAGCGTCGGGCGCCGGTCGCGCTGGGTTGACTTCGCGATCAGGCCGAGGCGCCGCAGAACGATCTGGGCGTCTTCCATGGCTGAATAGTCCAGGTCGATCTTCCATGCCGGGCGTGCGATCGCGAAGATGCTGGATAGATGCGAGACGTAATTGCCGACGGTCTGAGGCTGTCTTCCTTTGGACAGTTCCTTGGCGAATTCGACGATGTCGGCGCTGCCGATATCCTTGCAAAGCATGTTGGCGATCTCAAATTCGTCCTTGATCTTCTCAAGGACCTGCGACTTCGTTCGCCCGATCGCTTTCTTGCTTTCCTTGACGTAGCGATCGATCGCGTCGGCGAGCGTCGATTGAGGCTCTTTCAGCTTCTCAAGGGCATTCGGCTCGGCTAGCTCCGTTTCCCGTTTCTTGAGCCACGCCGCGGCGGCCGGCCGCCGCTCGAAAGTCTGCGCCTCGCTGTGGACTGTCACGCCATCTCGCATTATGCGGATCTGCGCAATATATGTTTTCTGCCCGTTCCGGCGCTTTCGTTCGACGATGGTGCCCATGAATTTTGCTACAAGCCCCTGACCATTTGCTACAATGTAGCAATAGCACAGCATAAACGGGCTAAAAAGGGATCAAACGAGAGCTAACGAGACATGAAAGAAGCGGCGCAAACCGTTGAAAACGCGGGAAAAGTGAGGTACTTCAAGGCACCCGTTTTTGCCGTGGCCCCTATGATCGACTGGACCGATCGTCATTATCGGTTCTTCGCGCGCCAGCTCTCGAGCCATGCTCTGCTCTATACGGAAATGATCGTCGCGGATGCGATCCTGCGAGGCGACCGGGAAAAGCTGCTCGGCCACGACACCTCGGAACATCCGGTCGCCCTGCAGCTCGGCGGCAGCGATCCGGCGAAGATGGCGGAGGCGGCGCGGATCGCCGAAGGCTTCGGCTACGACGAGATCAACATGAATGTCGGCTGCCCATCAGACCGGGTGCAGTCCGGCACCTTCGGCGCTTGCCTGATGCAGGAGCCGGCGTTGGTCGCCGACTGCATCGCGGCGATGAAGGCGGCGGTCAAGATTCCCGTCACGGTCAAATGTCGCATCGGCGTCGACGATCAGGATCCGGAAGTAGCACTTCGCGACCTCGTCCAGCGTGTCAAGGATGCCGGAACGGATGCCGTCTGGGTGCATGCCCGCAAGGCATGGCTCAAAGGGCTGAGCCCGAGAGAGAATCGCGAGATTCCGCCGCTCGATTATGGCCTCGTACACCGGCTCAAGGCGGAAAATGCGAATCTTTTCATCGGTCTCAATGGGGGTCTTCAAAGGCTGGATCAGGCGCTATCCCACCTCGATCCGCTGTCGCTGCCGACGGGAGGAACCACCGGGACTGCGGCAGAGCCGGCGTGCGGTGCTCCTCTCGACGGCGTGATGCTCGGCCGTGCGGCCTATCACGACAGCGGCCTGCTGACGGCCGCCGACGGCTATTTCGTCCACCCGCTGACGGGGGCCGAGCCCATGCCGGTCGATCGCGACGGCTTTTCCGATCATGACCATAAACTGTCGCTGGATTTCTGGTCCGGGATTCGTGACGCCATGGCGGACTATGCCGCCGCGCATATCGAGAATGGCGGCCGGCTGATCCACGTCACGCGGCACATGGTCGGGCTCTTTCAGGGCTGGCCCGGCGCGCGGCGCTATCGTCAGATACTC